ATCATGGTGTCTACAATTTTACCTTTAATATTTATACCTGCATTTCTTAACCAACAGACATCATACATAGCATTGTGAAAAATAAATGTTGTGTATTCTTGATTACAAATTTCCTGGAGCCACTCTAAAACTAATTTTTTATCCATATTACCACCCTGCTCATGATGTATCGGAAAATAGCCTGACCACCCTTCTACGGCCACCGCAATGCCCGCAATATGCCCTTTTCCTGTTACATTTCCTGAACCCAACTCAATTAGATGTGGATCATTCGTTTCCAAATCAATTGCAATTTCTTTGGCACCTTTTAAATTTTTTAATTCTTCTGGTATTACCCACTCAGTTTCGGGAGTGAATAAAGGTTGTTGAATCGTTCTCACTTATAATCCCTTTCAATTATCATCTCAATAAAATGAATAGCTTTTAATAAATCTTGCTTCTTTCCTTTATGTGGATGACGGCATATATATTTTATAGCGGACCCTTCCGGAAAAAGCAATTTATTCTCGACTACAAATTTACTTGGCTGAATTTTAAATTTCTGATAATGAGATCCTCCAATTTGTTTTGCATAAACATGTAATTCTCCTAGAGTTATTTTATTATTTATGACCCCTTTCTTTTTTAATTTTTGGTATAATTTTTTCATAATATATAAGCTCTATCAAAATTTTTAGGATCTAATACATGTAATTCTTTTTTTGCTCTTGTTGCTCCAGTGTAAAATAGTCTGTGTAATTCATCGGGATCATGACTAAAAGTTTCTAAAGCTGCATTAGTTAAATCCTGCATTAATAAAACTTTATCCGCTTCACCTCCTTTCGCACCATGAATAGTTGACATTATTATTCTTGGATTTTTATTTATTTTTTCTCCATTCGCTCTCATGTTTCTTATATAGGTTTCAGTAATAGGATCTAGTCCTTCAAAAGCTTTAAACCAGACCTCATTGGTAATTAATCCGTGTTTTTCTTCGCATTGTTTTAATGTGTATTTATCATCCGAATGTAATGTTTTACCTTTTTTAAATCCAGGTAATACATTCGATCCAAGATATTCATAAATATTTCTGATTTCCAAATGATTTAAATAAGCTTCTTTTCGCCATGCTTCCCAATTATTTAAAGCCAGTAAGAGTCTTAAAGATACTGAATTAGCGCCTCGATATTGATAATACCATCCTTGAATTTCACATAAATCTTTAGCATCTTCTAAAAAATGATTTGCTGAAGATAAGATTAACCAATTACCTTCTGACATATCTACCTGAGTTATGTCTGAATATCTTTTTAAAATTCCTTCTTCGGGTCTGGGTTTATAAATTTTACTAAATCTTTTTTCTACTTTATTTATTATTTTTTGTGATAGTTCATGGATAGGTCCTCCAGGTATTCTATATGATTGATCTAAAGTTTTAATATCATCTACTTCTTCTTTTAAAGCTATAAAATGATCTACATCCGCGCCAGCCCATTTAAAAATAGCTTGGTCATCATCGCCTGCAATGTAAGTTTTTTTTGCATTAGCCCAAATACAACGCACCATATCCCATTGAAGAAGAGATAAGTCTTGTGCCTCATCTATAAATAAAACTTCAAAACTTGGATGAATTTCTGTGAGAATAAAATCTTCTAAAAGATCTGTAAAATCTTTTAATCCTTTTTCTTTTTTAAATTTTTTTAATTCTTCGGAGAGTAGATATAAAGTATTTCTTTCTATATCTAATATGTTTTGTCGGGAATCATAATATTCTAATAGGTCCATACGTTTGACACGTGCTGTATTTATAATGGTTAAATATTCATTATCACAATTAAAAGTTCCATCATCATTAGAAAAGGAAGCTGTCTTAATAGGAATACCACATTTTAGTCCGAACTCTCTATAATCATCAGGTCCCATCATTTTTTCTTTAGTGATTCCTAATTTTCTAAATGCAAAAGAGTGAAGAGTTCTAAAATTTTCTAAATCATTTTCTATATCTAAACCAAATTTTTCAGAAGCTCTATTTGCTGCTTCGTTAGCAGCTTTTTTAGTGAAAGAAAAATATCCGATTTGTTTAGGGCGTATTCCATCTTTAATAAATTGATCTACTAAATTTAATAAAGTTGTAGTTTTCCCTGTGCCAGGGGGTCCTAATATAATTGTTTTCATTAAAAATCTTCTTCTTGATATTTAGTTTTAGAAATACTTGCTTCTATTTTTTTCATTGCTTTAATTTTAATCAGTCTTGGTTGTTGATTTTTTACTCTGATTCTTTCTTCTTCTACAAAAATATCTTCTAATCTTTTTAATAAATTTCCCGTTTTAACTTTATCTATCTCCCAATGATTTCGTTTACAGAAATTATAAAAATCTTCCATTCTAAAATAAGTAAATTCTCTTTTATCATCTGTGTATGGAAGTTTATTAAAGATATCATCCATTGTTCGTGCATTTTGTCGATTGGTAGTCCAGTCTTGTAGTAAAGAAGTTAATTCATTTATTGGATCTAAAGATTCTAAGGGTTCAATTTCTTGTAAGTTATTCATTAAAGGCTTTAAAAATAATTCTTTCCAGTCTTTAGGTTTAGGTACAGGTATTACTAAATTAGCTTGATCTAAACATGCCAATGCAAATAAAGGTGAACTATAAAGTTGTTCTGTTTTTAATTCGATCCGCGCTTCACCTACATCTAAAAACCATTGAGGTGGACTAGACGTGTACTTCGTTAAGTTACCCAGCATCGGCATTTGTTCTTCACCATAACCTACACCGAATTTTTTTGTACGACATAATCTTGATTGACACACAGCATTGATAGGTGCATCTTTACATCGGTATTTGTCATAACCTTTTCTGCTTACGGATTTAATTAATTGTTGAACCTCACTATTACTAAGTGGAGGATTCATATGAGTTTGATTTGCTTTTACTAATTCATCTTCCCAGGAATCAGGGTGGGCTTGTTTATAATAAACGGCAATATTAAATAATGCATTATTTCTAGCACCTTCCCCAAAACCCTCCTTGGCTAATTGATTGAGACAAGGAGGTCCCTGAGGAAAAGCTTCATCTATTTTTTTCTCTTCGATTTTAATTTTCTCCACCTGTTCCATTCGAAGAGCATAAAGATCATAGAGCTTATAAAATTCCTCAAGTGTAGCAGCGGAGCCATTATCGTTGATAGCATAGCGCAGTCCTTTGGTTCCATTAAAGTAGGGTAAGTTTAAAAAATTACCTGTGTCCCCACGTTCCACAAGTATTTCTGTTTGTTTGGGAAAGATTTCACAACCTTCATAACCTAAAGTTTTTGATATTTTTTTTAAAGTGTTCTGCATTAATAATGCAGGGATAAATTCTGTGGTAAATAAAAAGATGTGAGCACCGCCGGATTTAGATCGGCACACGATGAGAGGAAGTTTTAATTTCCTAATAGTTTGAATAAGATCGCTATGTTTAAGATTATAAACGTCGATGTCAATGCAACCCCACTTACAATTGTTATCTTTTGTAATAGGGATAATCCCCAAAGCAGGAGCGATACCTGCAAGGTGATTTTTCCATAATTCATCTGTAACGTTTTTCCTAACGATAAAAGCCTTTCCTTTAAGCTTTCCGTTAGCACTACGGTCACCCTTTTGATATTGTCCATATGCTATTGTTAATCCACTGAATATTTTTTTGAATGTCTCCATATACGCCTTTCTTCCTTCTATGTAAAGGGCCCTTTCGGGCCCTTCGCAAATTTAATACGGTGTTGCCGTACTAGATTTTTCTTCCACATCTGCTTTTGTTTGCACGTTGCCCTTGGAAACATTTCCCTTAAAATCTTTTGCACTTAAGTACAAAGATTTATCTTTTTGTTCCAGGATTCTGTCTTGTGTTACAACCCATCCAAACCAAGAACCTTTATCGTTCTTTTGTAGTGTAGATGTTAGGTTGTAAACAACCCCATGCATAGGTGGAATCGCAAATCCACCTTTTCCGTCAGGTATTTGTATGGTTTTCATCATTGAATTCCATTTTTTACTGACATTTAGTTGAGTTGATTTCATTGTAATCAACGCAGGAGTGTAGGCTCCTGTTTTTGTTTCAACTAAAACATAATAAGAAGCAGTTTCTTCCAAGTAGTTACCGTTAGGTAATCTAATTTTAGAACCTTCCCTCTTACCTGTCTTGATTACCGGACTGTTTGGTAGATGAACTGCCGCAGGCGCACCTGGACCTTCCCCTCTATCATTCCATTCCGGATAATCTTTTTTGTAGTAGCAAGGAATAACCTTGATACCTTTTTTACCATCGAATAAATCGTTGGTAACAGTATTATAAATCATGCCGGGTTTGGCATTCTCTATAAACTTTGAATCACCTTGAGTTACCTGAGGTGATAGTTGTCCTAAGATTCTGACAAATGGTAACGCAAGATCATCTTGCGTCATATTTTCAAAACCTTTAGAGAGATCGTCACCAAATAAAGCAACCGATCCATCTTTTAATTTAGCCATTATATTATTAGCCATTACTCATCCTCCATTATTTCCGAGTTATTTTAGTTTTGTCTTTAATCCATGTACTAAAGACATCGGAAGGCATGTCGAGCCCGGACTCGACACGCTCCTTAAATAGGGCAGTCAATGTATTCCAAGGCACATCAGATTTCTGTTGTGGCTCGAACCCATTTTCTGCCGCAAGGTCCAGCAATTGCTTCGCCTTGTCATCTTCTCCACGACCAAAAGTTACAAAGATATTGTTTTTAATAATATCCTCTAACTTATTGTCCCGAAGCCATTTATAGGCCGCTGCTCTTCTATCTTCATCTTTAGGAAGAGTGCACCTAAATTCTTTTTTAACTGACACAGCTGATCCATCAGCAAGTTTAAGAGAAGTTAAACCTTGCTCAGCCAATAGTTCAGGAATAATTCTTGAACCCACATCATCAGCTTGTGCCTTTAAATCTTGTATGTGCTTTTCTGCAGACTTGATCATGTCTTCTAAGTCTTTTAACTTTTGACATTCGTCAGCTAGGTTAGTTACATCTACATTATCTAGAAGATCTTTTGAATCTTCTAACATCATATTTTTTACTTCATCCGTCATTTCTTTCTCCTTTCTGGTACATATCGAAGTCTAACGGGTAATATCGATATTCTCGTTTGTCCCATTTCAACATATTAAATTGTCCATTGGTGTTGTCATTGGCAATTATACCAGACAAGGTAATTATTATTGGATCACCCACAGCAAGAAGATAATCTTCTTTGCGCATGTCTCGTAAATTTTTTGTCATCTTTTGCACATAAGGTGCAGTAGAATAAATTGCCTGATCTCTATTAGGCAAACATATTACAAGATAACCAAAATCGGACGCACTTAATATATTTATGTTAGGCGCTGGTTGTTGAATTACATATACAAAACGCTCCATTGGATTTTCCTTATGAAACTTTAAAAAAGCTTCAAGAGAATTAGGTTTATACAACTCAAATATTTTATTTTTCATTTCTTACTTCTTGACACAGATATAATAATTATTATATAAGAAGTCAAGAAAAGAAAGTAGAAAAAAATATGAACTATAAGTTTAAGACAAAGCCTTACGCGCATCAATTAACTGCCTTAGAAAAATCATGGCAAAAAGATGAATATGGCTATTTTATGGAAATGGGTACCGGAAAGTCCAAAGTACTTATTGATAATATGGCTATGCTTTATGACAAAGGTCGTATAAATGCGGCGCTCATTATAGCACCAAAAGGTGTGTATAGAAACTGGTTATCACAAGAAATTCCAAATCATTTACCTAGTCATATTGAACATAAAACGGTACTATGGACTGCTTTAACATCTAAAACAAAGGATAAAGAGTATCGACAATTATTTGAAACAGATTATGACCTTCACATCCTTCTTATGAATGTTGAGGCATTTTCAACTAAAAAGGGTGTAGAGTTTGCTGGTAAATTTTTAAGATGTCATAAAACGTTAATGGTTATTGATGAATCTACAACCATTAAAAATCCTACAGCTAAACGAACCAAAGCTATTTTAGCCTTAAGTAAAGAAGTTAAATATAGAAGAATATTAACGGGTTCTCCCGTTACTAAATCACCCCTAGATTTGTATAGTCAATGTGCCTTTTTAAATGAGTATTTACTAGGGTTTAGTTCGTATTATACCTTTAGAAATAGATATGCTGTCATGATTGATAGAAATTTTGGTGGAAGAAGAGTGCAATTAGTGGGTGGTTATAGAAGACTTGATGAATTAGCAGAATTATTAAAGAAGTTTTCATACAGAATTTTAAAAGAAGATTGTTTAGATTTACCTCCTAAAGTTTATATGCGTAGAGAAATAGATTTAACCGATGATCAAAAGAAAGCTTATACAACTATGAAATCCGCGGCGCTCGCTCAACTTAACGGTAAAATTGCGACTGCGCCCCATGTTTTAACGCAATTGATGCGTTTACACCAAATAACTTGTGGTCACTTTACGGCGGATGATGGCACTATTCAGGAATTTAAAAATAATAGAATGTCAGAATTATTAGATTTATTAGAAGAAATGGAAGGCAAAGTTATTATTTGGGCCAATTATATTTATGACATTGAACAGATTGTGAAGACAATTGGACAGGAATATGGCGAAGATTCAATTGTGGAATACTATGGCGCAATTGAGTCTAAAAAAAGGCAAGTAAATATAGAGAAATTTCAGGATCCAAAATCTAAGGTAAGATTTTTTGTAGGTAATCCACAAACAGGTGGGTATGGAATTACTTTGACTGCAGCCAGTAATGTTATTTATTATTCTAATGGTTATGACTTAGAAAAAAGATTACAATCCGAAGACAGAGCTCATAGAATAGGTCAGAAACAATCGGTAACTTATGTTGATCTGATTGCGAAAGGTACCGTTGATGATAAAATCGTCAAGGCCCTTCGCAAAAAGATCAATATTGCTTCTGCCATTATGGGAGAAGAACTAAAAGCGTGGATATAAAATGAAACCCTTAAGAGATGAGAAAGGTAGAATTAAAAGTTTGGGTTATCCTGTAAGATACCCCCAGGTTAAAAGTCAAAACTTCCTTGATCAGAAGTACCGAGACCATAATATTAATAAACTAGAATATCTAGTCAATGGTAAGTGGGTAACTCGTAATTATGTCCCTGAACGTACGAAATATAATAACGAGTTTTTAAAAAAATTTATGCGATCAGAGCAGGGTTTTTTTCAACAGATGGGGTATAGAAATTCTAAAAGACATAGATCTCACATAAACGAATGGTCAGGTAAATTAGAATTAGGAGAGAGGGATGATTTAGTAAAACATTGGCAGGAGCAACAAGAAAAGTATGGGGATAAATGTCCTATAACAGGAGTGACTTTAACTATGCTAAGAGTTAAAGAAAACAGGAAAAGTACTATTACAGAAACAAATATATCTCCTGATCGACTTTTTTCTTCAATAACCTATACAAAACAAAATGTACTATTTACCTCAGCATTATGGAACATGAAAAGAGGAGATTCAAAATTTAAAGATCTAAAACTTATTTTTAAGGAAGAATTGATAGCTCGTTTATATAAAATAATTCAGGAAAGATACCCCAATACCATAGAAACCATTGGTGGAGACATTTCATCCCCGAAAACGTAGGACTTACGCGCGAGGCGTAGTAAAATTTTAAATCCCTTATTTTACAGTTATTTTTTTAGGCTTTTTGCCTTCAGGAACAATCTTCATCAGATATATTTTAAGCAATCCGTCTTTTAGTTCAGCGTCTTCGATTTTTACATCGTCGGCGATGGTAAAAGATTTTGAAAAGTATCTTTTTGCGATACCTTTATGAATTACTCCCTCTTTTTTATCGTCAGATTTTTCTTCCTTGATAGACTTAATCGTTAAGACACCATCTGCATATTCTACAGAAATATCCTTCTTACTATAACCTGCAAGCGCTACTTCTATATTGTAAGTACACGTTCCAGTCTTAACAATATTGTAAGGCGGATAATTAACCTGCGGCATTCTAAAGACATCATCATCAAACATTTTTTCGAAATGGTCAAAGATGTTGTCAAAGCCTACCGAAATAGGTCTAAGTTGATTAAAGATTGATGGTAATTTATTGAATGTCATTTTAACCTCCATGTTAGACAGTTAATAAAATGGGCCCCTAAGGCACCCAACATTAATATAATGATTATCTTTTAAATGTCAAGTTGAACAAGTTTATCAATCGGTTGATAAACTACACGGTTATTTTCATCCCGGTAAGCTCGAAGCTGTTGTCCGCGATTATTGTCTTCGTTGTACGACATGTGGATCCAGCCGCTGTCGGAAGCTCCTGTATAAAATTCTAGAATGGCCTGATCAAAGGTTAAATTGTTTGTAGCCCATTCAAAAAGTTTATTATTATCTACACTATAGCATTCGAAGTCCGCTGCCTGTCCCGATGCATGTTGACTGGTAATTTTGCTGCCGATCGCTTCACACAGCGCCGGGCTGCGATATCCCGAGGATATGCTTACAACACCGAAGTGATCCCGAATCGGTTGAAGTATTTTTGTACAAAGTAATTTTAAATTTTCTACGTGTTCTTCTGAAGGTTCGTTAGAAATACCTTTACGCTCCGCGGTCTGCGATTTAGTTAACTCCCTCAACGAAAAGTTTTGGCTCAACTGCACAAATATATCCTCCTACTGATTGACCTTTATAAAATCCACTAATTTGAGATTGCATGGATCCCATGGAATAGTTTTTATTTTCAACATAATAGACATTTTTATTATAAATTTCTTCACAAGTCGAGCTTGTTGGAACGCGAATAGGCTCAAGCACATAAGATGTAGAAGATAGAACTATAACTAATAATACCTTCACAGCAAATATGTATTAATCAAAGACATCGCAACTGTTCCCACTGTTGCTAAGAGAACCCAATAGACTTTGTCTATTTTACCACCCAATTTCTCAACGTCTTCATGGATATGTTTAAGATCGTTCTTTTTAATACCAGCAATATCTTTTTTTAATCCGGTGATGTATCCGTAAATGGATACAATATGTTCTCTAGTTGTCTTTGGGTTCATGTTTGCCATTAAGGTTGTCCTAATATAGTGGGTTTTTTTGCGGCTAAGGATGCAGCAGCACCCTTACCTAATTCATCTCTAGGAAATAAAGCTGCATATTGGTCCGCGACGTTCACATTAGTATTTACATTTCCAAATTGAGTTCCGGTGTTGAGCGTAGGATCTGGAAGTGGGGGAAGTTGGTTAGTTAATCGACTTACTAAATCAGGAATAATAGACGTGTCAAATGGATTATCAATAGCAGGAATGCCGGCTTCTTCATCTAATCCTACATTAAATAGTTGAGCTCTAATATTAGCAATAGCATTCATAGAATCCAACAATGGATTTCTAATTTCTAATTCATCCGCAATTCTTTGAAATCCTAAAACTACATTTTTAGAAATAGATATAGGAGTAAACGTTGCTGTACTTAATCTTCCATAACCTTTTTTACCAATTCCACTAATCATTTGTCTACCTAGATCTGTTTTATCTATTCCTAAAATTTTAGCAGCTTCTATATCATCATACATATTTTTTTGATTTAAAAATAAAGCTCGATTGGCATTGATATAAGCATCAATAATAGCTTTAGGAGTGGTTACTCCACCTTTTAAAACTTCTGTGGTAAATAAAGCTTTAGAATTACGTGCGCCTTTTTTGTAATTAGCAATTTTATATTTTAATCCTTTTTCAGGATCAACATCAATTGCTCTTAGACCTACAATTCCCGCTGCTTCATTTCCAAATTCATATTCATTTCCTCTGTCATCAAATCTTCCAAGATCATCAACAGGTTTCATTGATAAACGCATTCGTTTTAACTGTTTCCAATTTAAAGGAGCTTGGGCCATTGCTAGATGGGCGACGCCTTTTTGTACTCTTCGCCCCAAACTATCTTCATCATTCCATATTTTAAAGCCTTCTGGACTCATTCCTCGTCTAACTGATACATCTGCTAAAGCTTCAGTCCAGATAGATTCACTAATAAATGGTAGTGCTAATTCTTTAGTGGATTCAGCAAGACCCACAATAAAATCATTCATGATTCCATCTTTATCAGTTTCTCCTGCTTGAACTCTGTTAATAACGGTTTGAATAGGTCGGGATAAAGTATCGTAAGCATTTGCATGACTGAAATCTACATATTTTAATTTACCCGTTTCTTTATCTCTTAAAGGAACTAGCGTTGAATTTTTAGACCAGTCCGCAACATATCTTCTTAATGCAGCTCTTTCATCTTGAGTTACGTCGTATAGAGCTGACATACCTTCAACTGCTGCGTAAGGAACTGCCGCCGTTGTAAACGCCATCCCACCTAATCTTCTTAAGCCAATTGTTCTAAATGGTGTAACTACTTTTCCTTGCTTTCCTATTATTTTAAAATTAAATATTTCATTTAATCCAGTATCTACAATGTTAGTACCTGTTCTCATAATTTCTGAAGGGAAAGCTACAAAGTTTCCGACAGGCCATTTACGTAAACCTTTTACAAAATCAGATACAAAGGCATAGTTAGGTACATTGTTTTTAACTAAATCAGCGGCCCTTTCATCTAACCAATCATCTGTAAATCTACCTAATGATTTAATTGTTCCATCCGGTAGTACTTGTTTAATTTCTTGTCCTAAACTTAAACCGGAAGCTTTTAATGATTTATCTAATCGTCCTCTTTCACCGAACCAGGTAAAGATTTTCCAGAAATCATCTTCAGCTGTGTATGCATCCTGTGAGAATTTTTTAACATTGGATAAAGTTTTCATCAAACGATTTAAACCATAACTTCCTAAACCTTCTTCTGAGTATCTTGCTTTACCTAGTTTACCCACCGTCGTTCCAAATCTAACATCTTTTAAAAGATTCATTAGATCTCCTAATTGAACTTGTGAGTTAACGACTCCTAATTTTAAAAGTTTTTGATAGAACTGATTAGACTTTCTAGTACCTGGACCAGCAACTTGTAATGCATTGTAAGCAGCCTTCACCGCTTTTAAATCTGAAAAAGGTATAATTCCATTTGCCATAGCAAATGCACCCGCACTTAAAAAGTTACGACCGTGTGTAAAGGGAGCTAAAATAGTTTTAGCCATTTGAGATGTGGCTTTAGGATATAAAATAAAATTAGCATAAAGCTGAGTACCAAAGTTTTTACTTTGGAATAAACTGTCAACCGGTTCGATTAAACCATCCACTACTCCATTCATGGCATACTTACCTGCTAATGGATTATGAATAGGAATTTCTTCTGCTACCTCACCAATCTTTGCTCCTTTTTTTAAAAAAGTAGCTCTTTTTTCTCCAGCTAACGGTCTTAAAGTTTGTCTATAATCAACAGGACCTAATTGTTCTAACGCTTCAAAACCTCTTGCACTTTTGATTGGTTTAACAGTTGCTCTCCAATCGGCTCCAAGCATTCCTCCAAATAATTCAGCTGCTTCCGTTTCGCTATTCGCAAAGATAGGAACGACTGCTTTCCTTCCAGCTTCTTCTCTAGATAGTCCTTGTTTCATAAACTCATCAATTTGAACTTTTCTTAATTCTCTTAATCGATTAGATTCATTAACTAGATTATCAAAATATTCATTTCTTCTAACAACCGCAGAAAGTTTTTGAGTTGCTTCCAGAATAGTTTGAAATGCATCATTACCTTTACCAAATAAATTTTCAATAACTTCTCGTTGGGTTCCTGTCAAATTTGATAAATTAACATTGTTAACATGTAAAGCTTCATCTAAAGATGATTTACCTAAAAAGAAATCTGGCACTTTAAAATAAGGATCGGATTTAGAAGCTAATTTAAAACTCTGATCTATATTGGGTTTACCCGTTGTAGGATTGATTACAGAATTATAAACTTTTAAAACTTCATTTTGAGCTGCTGCATCTGATAATTCTTTGCCGCCGGTGTTAGTCCTATATAATTGTTTGAAAGATTTTTTAGCGTCACTCATTACTTGTGCAGTGGGAATAAGCTGTTCTCCTATTTTAGCTTTTCTATTTTTAAAGACATCATAACTAGAGTCCAACCATGTTGTAACTTTATTACCAAAGAGTTCCTTAAATTCTTTTACTCCTTTTTTATCTAGTCTTCTGCCCATCGAAGTGAAGAGTTCTCCCCATCCCATTCTCATACCAGCTAAATTTGCGAAGATCCCAGCAATGTCTTCGTCTTTAGCTTTATAAGTTTTCTTGAGTGTCTTAGCAAAATCATCCATTAATTTTTTGTTCATTTTACCAAAGCTAATACTTTCAATTCCTTCATCGGTTACTGTAGTAAATTTCTTTAAATCTTTTATTTTATTATTTTTTAAATAATGTTTTATAATTCCTCTTTCTGTCAAACGAGGCCCAGATAAAGGTTGAGCCTCTTTCATTAATTTCTTACCTTTAGCATTTAAAATTCTTTTTACACCCATCATTTTATAAATAGGATTGAGTTGGTTTGGATTGTCCGCACTGGACAATAACATTCGATTCATTTGTTTAAGAAGTTGTCTTCTACTGTCATAAGTAGTTTTATCTCCCCAGGCTCTTTTCATAAAAGGAAAAAGTTTGCTAATTTTATCATCTAAATTTCTAACGAATGTTTCACCACCACTTAAGTCTGCAGCTCTCGCACCTTTTAATAAATTCAGTTGCTTGAAAGCTTCAGGAGTCATTCCTTGTCTAGATCTGAATTTTCCTCCCCATTTCTCTAAAAATTTATTAAATCTACTATCCGCAGCTTTACCTACTCTTGTAGCATCTCTTAATTTTCCAATAGTAGCTCCTATGCCACCCAATACTCCCGTAAATAAAGCACCTTCAGTTCCAAATTTAACTCTGTTAATTATTTCTTGAGCGGGATCATAAGTATCCCCTTCCATTTCTCTTTCTAACTGAGTAGGACCTCCTAATAAATCTCCAAAAGTTCCTGCATCTTCTACGTCACCTACAAAAATTCCTTCAGCAACACCTCCTGCTAATGCACCGGCTCCTAATTCTCCAGCTCTATCCCAACCCCTAAGCTTGACATCTTTAAGTTTTTTCTGAATTCCTTTACTAATATTTTTTCCAGCTTGACCTGTTGGAGATAAATACTTGCCTGCTTTTTTAGCAGCAATAGCAGATTTTGCTAAACCACTTCCAGCTTTAAATGCAATACCTCCCGGTACTGCTAAGTTAACTATAAGTTCTGTAATTTTACCAGCTGCTGTTGCTTCAGCCGCTTCATCGAAAGGATTTATTTTTGCAAAGTATTTTTCTACTTCTGCAACTTTATTGGTGTCGGCTCCTAAATCCATTAGGGCTGCGCCTAATGAAAAAAAACCTTCGGGAATTTTAAATAGACCAGAACCCAGGCCAGATAATACCGAAGTAATTGTACTTACCTCATTTTCATCTTCTGCATCAATTGTTTGAGATTGAGTATAAGAAGGTTCTTTTAGATCTTTTAATATGTCATCGTAAGCGGATGCCATAATTCCTCCTTATTGTTGGGGTTTGTAAGGTTTTTTACTTTTAGCGACACCCTCGACCATTTCTACAATAACCATTTCATTTGGAATGTAATAAGTTCCTGTAGGTTTTGAAGTTTGCCAATCTTCCGGTAAAGGGCCTAAAGTATATCCTTCAGCCATCATATCAAATTCTTGTGGAGTTGGAGGCATTCCAGTTTTTTGTTTAAATACAAGATATGCTTCACCAAGGGATCCTGGTTGACCTAACGCCATTCTTATTGCCTCACTTCGCGTTACTCCCTCAGTACCCATAATTTCTTCTACTTTTTTGGTGAACATTCCTTTAACATTTTTTAATTTAGTTTCATAAAGTTTCTGAGCCTGTTCACCTTTAATACCTAACATGGCTGCAGCTTGTTTAATTTTTTCTGATCTAGCTGGAACTTTAGCTTCTGCTGCTGCAAAGTCTTGGAATTTTTCCATAGTTGTATCACCTTTAGCTCCGGCGAATCTTAATAACATATCAGAGATATCTTGACCTTTAGCTTTTTTACCACCTAATAAGTCTTCATATCTAGAAATCATTGATTCTAAATCACTTGAATCATAATCACTTGGGTCGGCTCCTTCTATTCCTGTAAATTCCAATTCTTTACCTGGTTCTTTTTCTGCTTTTAAAATTTGTTTTCCTTCACTTCCACCTAAGCCTAGATCAGGTTCATCAGCTTCAATTTCTTTTTTAATCCCCTGCCATGTCTCAAATTCTATAGGTTGATAATCTGGATTTTCTTCTTTTTTTGTTTTTTGTTCAGTTTTCCAAGTTTCTTTATCTATATTTTTTTGTACAAGATCCTCATCAACCCATTGTTTTGAAAAAACATCTACATCTTCTGATGTAGGATCATCTCCAGATGCATAAAGATATTGTAAATGAGCTAAGGGATCTTCATCTCCTGGAGGAGTTCCCCAATTTTGATTAGCTCCATATCCTGTAACTAAATCTGTTATCTTAGGTTTAATTCCATAAGGACTTGATGAGCCATAAATTTTTTGACCTCCTCTATTTTTCCATAACAAATCAGTGCCAGTAACGAGTTCTCCATTATAATAACCAACTCTACCACCATCCGCCAAACCACTAGCGATCCCCGTTCCATAACTCGAAACGCGTCCACCTCTAAACATCGGTCTTCTTAATATTCTGCTCATTATCCAAACAATCCTAATTTACCCATAATCCCAGCTGCGCCCGCGCCTCCGGTTAAAAATTGGGACATAGGACTTGCTGGAGCTGCTGGTGGTGCATATCCGACTGTTGTAGTCGGGAATGCTCCCGGTTGAATCTGCGCGAGTTGTTGACCCACTAGACCCATTTGTGTAAATGGTGCGAACTCTGCTTCTCTTGCTGCAATCTGTGAAGCATCCAATTTAGCTTGTTCAAATCCTTGTTGGGCCTGACCCATCGCTTGTTGGTATTGACCTAAACCTTGTTGCGCTGCTAAATCTTGTGCTCTTGCACCAACACCTTGTTGAAATCCTTGTTGTAATAATTGTCCTTGAAGTAATGCTCTATTCATATCACTTCCTTTTGCGTATTCTGCCATTTGAACTCCGTGACGTCCTCCGCCAAAAGCTCCTGCTTGTAAAGCTGCGTCTCCAATTCCTAATCTTTGAATTCCTGCCTGTCTATCAAATTCAGCCATTTGTGCATCGATCACCTGTTGTTGATAAGGTGACATATAAGCTGAAACCGTTCCCGGTCCTTCACCTGCTCCAGGGCCTACTAAACTAGCAAGTCCTGCTGCATCTGCTACAGCTCCTGTTTGTAATGCATGCTGTCCCGCAACCTGCGGTGCATAGGTAGATGTATCTATTCCTGCAAAGCCAGTTGGAACTGAACCTTTTTGTAATTTATCTAAATGTTTTAAGAAGGATGTTAATGAACCTTCTAATATTGGTGATGGTAATGTTCTTGTTTCTGTAACTGCCATTATACTCTTGCCTCTAAATTGTGCATAAGATTATACATCCTTTTTGCTCCTTTGTTAACACTTCCTCCACCTGCTGCTCTGACTGCATCGGCAGTCATTACAAATTCATTTTTACTTAATCTAGCCGGAACGTCGTCCGCTCTTTCTCTGGATCCTACGGGAATAACTCCGCCACCTCTATAATCTGCTTCTTTACCTTTAGGTAAAACGCTTGTTACTCCACCACCTGCTTTATTAATTCTTCCACCATTAGCTTTATTAAATAATTCTCCCATTAAAAAATTATACTCTTTTTCAGATATTTCACCATTGTCTCTTAGTTGTGGTAAATATAAGTTATAAAATTCTTGTTTACGATCGTCAGGCATAACGCCATCTATATCATTCATCATTGCATTAATAATAGCCATCATTTCTGATTGTCCAGGCATTACTGTAACTTCTAATTTATCAACTAAAAATTTCTTAGGTGTTTTTTCAACAGCTGTAACTGCTTCTGTTATACCCCCAAAATCTACTTCTTCTTTATCTCCAGCATAACCACCGGGTGCATTTACTAATCCACGCTTCGCGTTCATTATGCCACCACCTGCTTTACCTACTCTTCCACCTTGTTTTAATCCTACAATTCCACCTTGTTTTAATCCTAATGATGCTAGTGCATCTAAAATATCTTCTTCAAGATGGTCGGCAGCTTCCATCGCTGATCTAATTGCTATTCTTCTACCGTCGTCATTAACTCCCATACCTGTTTCAGCTGCTTCATCTTCGAAATCTCGTAATGCTTGTTCCGCTGTAATTCTAGCTAAATCTCCAGTACCTTGTGTAATTGGAACTGATCCTGCTGTTAAAGCATTTGCCATGGTTAATGGTTCTCCACCAGGTCTTAAAATATCTGCTTGAGTACCTAACCAATTAGCTGCTGTTTCTCCACCTTTTCCAATTCCATGTTTGATAGATGACATAATTCCTGTATCCGTAGGTGTATAAGGTACAGAGACATCTCCAAATACATCAGCTCCCGTTGGACCTCGTTGCATTCCTCTAAAAACTCCAGGAGCTTCTGCTGAAGTCATTGCACCCATTCCAGATGCCAATGCTAAAGATAATGGATCAAATTCTCCCTCACTTCCTTCTTGTGCTAATTGAGAAGCTAAATTAATTCCACCTGTTAAGGCACCTCTTCTTAAGAGAGCCATTAAACCTTGACTTGATCCAGCTCCAACCGTTGGTCCCATCATAAATGGTGCGAATGCAGACAGATATGGCAATGCCGGTTTGATCTCGTTCGGTACGATCTTGTCTAAAAATTTGGAAATCGGTCTAGTTATTTTTTTTAAAAATCCCATAATGTCTCTTTAATTGTTGTGAAAGTGCAAGGGAGCGAGGCTTGAAATTACGCTATGATATCTTAATTTACTAGGTTTTA